TGCTACTACTACCTCTCCATTCCATCGTGGAGTTGTTACGTCCATTTCACGCGCATCAAGCTCATTTAAGCAGTCGAGAAAAGGCATCAGTGTTAGCTCATCTGCTCTAGTGTCTAACACTCCCTTCTCATTCAATTCCTTTATCGAGATTGTAATGATAACGTCCTTATCTTCTAAAGGACAAGTGATGTCAATTACTCGCTTGTTTTCCTTGAAAATAAGTTCCAAAATATCTAGGAAGCGCATAGATAAGTAGTTTACTTTTTCCTGCTCTTCATGGTTTGTGATTGCTGCGTTTGCTGATTTGTTTGTAGTCATAGTTAAGTCCCTTTCTTTTTCTTAAATCTCTACTTCCGTGATAGGTTTACGATAGCGTGGCGCGTGAGGATTGTGACAATAAATGTTACCTAGTTCTAGCTTTGGTCGAAACACTTCAAAGTCACTAGCAATTACATAGCAAGGTTTATAGACACAACTAATTGTGATAGCTACTTCCTCTCTTAAATCCTCTATGAATAGGTCGAGTGTATCGTATTCATAAATACGCTCTATCTCTCCCTTGCCCTCAAAAAAGGCCTTGGCTAGAATAGATGTTCCGTTACCGTAAAAGACGGTGTTAGATACTATGTTTTCGTACCCTCTCATTTCCAGACGATAATACTTATCTGCTCTGGTATCTCCGATTTCAATTTCTTTAGGTACGGTATAAAAATATCTGTCTTGTTCGACTGCCAGCGTGAACCGTCTGCGCACTTCTATTTGTTTTAGATATTCGTCAATCCCACTACCGATAGATAATGCTTTTCGGATAATCGAGGATTTATCTGAAGAGTGGTTTTTATCTAACCATTGTCCTAAAAATCTGTGAAGATATACCACGATCATCACCTACTTTCTGTTCTGATTACAATTACATTGTATCGGATATTTTTAAAAATTGCAACGAGTTCTGCACTATGATAGAAATTATCGAATATAGAGCGATATGAAAAAATCATTGTGAGGTATCTGGTAGTATTGTTTTGTAATCTCTGAAGAGAATACTAAGCCAACTCTTTCGTATTCGTCCTTGTATCTATCATAGAGTTTTTCAAAATAGTCATGGTTGCTAACGTCACCATATTCCAATTTCACAAGGGGCATTTTTACCTTGTCATAAAAATCATCTATATAGGTCAAGACTAAAGAGAATGGACTGTCATGTTCTTCTACCAATTCAACAGAAACAATATCGTAAGGGATGATACGTTCTGTCTGACACTTCTCTAACAATCTTTCATTTTCTGGACTATCGTCTATCGTTAAATCGTGTATGATGCTCTCTGTGATTTGAGATAAAGCATTGACCTCTGGAAGAGCAAACAAGGTCACGTTATTCCCTTGTGCTTTTTCATAATAAGAGAAACCACTATCTCTAAAAGGCACGGTATATAAATTGTTAACAAAATTCATAATACGCATATGCAGGCGGTTGTCTTTTGGCTCTGAGATATTCGCAAACACAAAGAAGATTGTATCGCCTTTA